CAGCACGAATCATTCAATCACCAAATAGAAGTTTCCACCGTGCTCGCGTTTTCCAACAACAATTTTTGCATCAGAAGCGCCAACAACACCTGGAGACTTATAAACGTCTCCAATCGTATGAGCCTTGAAGATAACCTCAGTGACTTTGACTTCTTTTTTGTTGGCATCACCCCGAGCCTTCGCCTCAACCGCAGCATCGAACTTCGCTCGCGCCTCTGGATCGGTCGGGGGCGTGAGGCCAGCGGGGATGGCGTCGCCACGCCCCCGATCCAGGTTCGTGAGCAGCCTGCCTTCCCACAAGTCGTCGCTCACCTTGCCGACACCAGGAATTTCAATCGGAGGGCTAAACTTGACACGATACATTTTGCCTTCTTTGGCAATGATCATGCCCTCCTTGCCATAGAACTCCTTCATGCCGCCACTGCTCTTGATGCGGACGCGGGTGCCGGAGTCCATGGCGTCACCAACAGCGGTGATAGAGGACACCGCAGGCGTAGCGGACGTGAGGGTTTCGTCTCCAGCATCAGACCTCGCAACCAGCGCCTTCGCGGTCTTGCCAAGGGTGTTGAGACTGGCGATCATGCTGTCGAGTGTATTCACCTTGGGCTCCTGTGAGTCGGGCCGACCGTACCCGGTCCAATGCTTGCCGGCTGCGATGTTGTCTGCGGCAGCCTTGGCGCGTCGCATGGCTTCGCTCTCGGTCTTGCACCAATAAAACTTTTGAGCAACGCGGAAGATAAACGGCGTCGACACATCCTCAGGATCGCTCGACTTGTGGACCGTGATCCCTTTGCCGAAGTCTTTAATAAGGGTCTCAGACATGTCAATTCCTAACGGTAGAGAGAGGTGATATCGGCTGCAGCACCGCCTGCAGCGATCACCAGCAGGCCTTGTGCGAACGAGGCTCCGTTCACTCCAGAAGGGATGTTCCCCTGGGCGAGCGTGCTATAGGTGCCGATCAGGTTGTAGAGCGCGTAACCGGTGTGCACGCCACTCTGCGATCCACTCGTGTTCACAGCTGCACCGCCAGCAGAGGAGCTGACCCGGAAGGTTCCGGCTGTGAGCCCGGTCGCGAGGACGTAGTACGTCGTCCCTGCAGTCAATCCGGTCGGCAACGCTCCAGTGGTCTGGAACTTGATGCGTTGGCCAGCGCTGAAGCCGTGGTCAGCCCAGGAGATGACACCGGGTGTGGCGATGGTCATCGTAACCGTCGCGCTCTTGGCGTCCCACACAGCTGCGCTCGACGTGGTGCCACCGGTGTTGACGGTGAGCCCACTGAACACGCCCGAAGCGTTCTTGGCCTGAAAATATCCGTTGACCGCCATGTTCAAAGGCGTGCTGCCAGCGATCCAGACCGGAATAGCAGCAGCCGGATTGCTTTGTGCGTTAGGGTAGCCCACTAGAGCAACCCGGCGCGACGTGCTATCGCGAGCGCGGCTAGCACAATAATGAGACCCTGGATCAACTGCACGATGAGCGGCTTCACAGGCAGCTTCTCAGCAGCCCATAGGAAGAGGCCCATAACGATCAGGATCAGAATAATAACTACGATCAAAGATTCCATCAGGCTGCCCTCATCGCTGCTATTGCGTTCGGATATTCCATCTCAATTCTCCATCTTTGCTTTGGCTGCAGCCAGGGCGGAGCGACCCTTCTCGGTGACCATGGCGTCGGGCAGAGCCCTCACGCTGTAGATGTATCGATAGAAGCAACGGCAGAACGGGAACTCGCCGGGCTGCTCGATCTCATCGGTGTACTTCGAGCCGGCCTTCTTGACGTAGCCCTTCTGCATCGCCCAGCTGTCGCGTACCAGATAAGGCAGCTTCTCCGATTCAATCTCGCGGTCCTTGTGCTCCTTGCGGTAGTCGTATCCAGCCTGGTGGAAGTGACTCCTCCACACCGCTGCGATGGCACCGCCGCCAACCGCGATCACGCTGTTGATCGCTGACTCCAGCTTGTGGCCCTGGTCAATCAGGACACGGCGCTCTCGAAACTTGAGGCCGCTCAAGCTCTTCCTGATCTTCTCCGACTCTTCTCCACTCTTCTGGTCGGTGCCACCCTTCGGAATGGACGTGGCCCAACCATTGAACCGGCGCATGGTGGCCGCGATCTCCTCGTCGTGGTTCAGCTTGATCAGCGAAGCGTTCGCCATGATGCGGCGATCCAGCTCAGCCCTCAGCTGAGGCTTCATTCTATCCAGCGTGAACTTCGGCACGCCTGGATGCTTGCTGAGCACCCCACCCTTCTCGATCATGCGCTTGTAGATCGCTTTCATGGCGTCGGCGATCATGCGTTCCATCTTCTGGGAAGGCGTCATGGATGCGGCTGCGGCAGCACGGAGCTTCGCATCCCAGTACGCCAACGCCTCGGAGCTGTCGTATCCGTTGGAGCTGAAATACGCCATTGCCTCCTTTAAGACGGAGTCGAAATCTTTTTGATCGGCCATTAGGACCGCCTAATCACCTTATGAGCAGCAGCCAGGCTATCACAGTACGCATCGACTGCGTCCTTGATCTTAGCGCGAGCGCATTCAGATCTATCCCAATCACCAACGATGCATGCAGCCTGAAATTGATCCATGCCCTCGGAGAAGATGTCCTTGGCACGCGATGCCGATGCTACGTCAGCAGTCACTTGCTCCAGGCTACTGGTCACTTCACAACCTTCCGATGCTCATCGAGCTTGACCACCGCGCCTCTCAACAGCTCGATGGCTTTGCCAACACGCTCGGCACTGTCGCCACGCATGCCAAAGCCTTTAACCTCACCGTCCTCGCCACCTTCAGCAGCGGTCTGAGCAGCGTCCTTCTCGGCCTGGACGGCGTCGTGGGCTGCACTCGCGATGGCTTCATAGTCGAGATTCAATGGCGACGTGAACAGCGTGCTCATCTCGTTCACGTTGTCAGCTACCCACTGCAACACCACAACGGTTTCATCGCCGTCCAGCTTCTGCCCCAGGAACAGCTCGGCTACAGCTACAAGCGCACGAAGCTTGACGTCATCGACCTTGACCTTCTCGCTGTCGGGCTCGGTGATCAGGTTCGGCCACGGAGACACAAACGAGTTACGCCAGGTGTAGAAAATATCCTCGTAGGATTTGTCGCCGTACTCCTCGGGGAAGTCCTTCTTGATGGTCTCGACGAATTCAGGGCTCCAGGCACGGTGCTGAACAATCTTGTCCATGAGCATGAACAGCGGGTCCATCTTCTCACGGATACGGTCAACGTAGCGCGCCTGGGCACGAGCGTCCTCGGTGCCCTCGCCGAAGCCCTCTGCGAAGCTCTCCTCGGTCAGCATCTTCGCCGGCATCGGCACCGCTGAAGCAGTGTTTTCGATGATGTTGTGGCGGGCCAGTTTGAACGGCTCGGCCAGGTTCTTCAGGTCGATGGACTCGATGGAGTCGCCGTCGCTGCCGACGCTGATGACGTTGCCGACCATGGCCTCCTTGACCACGTTGCGCTTCAGGCCCAGGGCGGTCTGCATCATCTCCGTAATGAAGGACCCAGCCTGCTGAATCTTGGCGACCAGGACGCCGGCCTTCACGCTCACCATGTCGTCGGTGATCATGGTCTGGACGAAGCTCTTGAGCGGCAGCAACGCGCGCTGGTACACCGACCTGCCAGTGAAGCCGTACGTGCTCGACTGGAACACGATGTACATGGGCTTCTCGTTCATCATCACGCAGGTCCGGCTCTTGTGGAAGGTCGAGCCATTCACCCTGATCTCGGTGACGTTCTGAAACTTCATCGACAGTGGGTTCTGGTCGAGGACGAGGCTGCCGGCTGTGTTCAACGGGTCGTAGACGTTGAAGCTGATGCTCTGCTTGTGCAGCTTGGCGAAGTCGAGGGGCTGCTCGTTGCGAACGCCATCGGTGAGCACGGCCAGGGAAGCGATCCCGTACACCCGGCTCTGGCTCATGACGTTGAAAATAACGTCGTCGGCACCGATCAGCTTCCACTCCTTTTCAAACGCCTCCTTGACGCGGTCGCCGGGCGAGTCTGGCACCTCGATATCGCGCTTCTGGCTCATCGCGATCTCGATGGGCTTCTCCGCGATCTTCGCGCCGAGGGGGTGAAATAGGTAGATCTGCTTGCACAGCTCGTAGCTGGGCTGGCTGCCTGCGCTGATGTCGTCGGCCATCAGCATCAGCTCGAACGCCGTGCCGATGCTGCTGCCCTTGACGGTGATGGTTGCCATTAGGCTCTACCCTCGCACGGCTTGGCAAGCAGCGAACACGCCTGGCCTTCCATTGCAATTGCCTCGACAGGCGCACGATGGCTGATCAAGCCTAGCGCCTGGTCGCAGCGCACCTGCTCAAGAGCAGCCTCGTATAGCGTCCAGGTCGAATAGAACCTGGTGTTATCGCCCAGGAGGATCGAACGGAAGTTCATGCTGTTCTCTCCCTTCAGGATGATGCGGCCCGCTCGACGTTCACTCGGGCTAAGGATGGTCACGGTCGATGCCACTCAGAACGCTGCGCGAGCAAGCGTCTGGGCCTAAGGGTCGCCACCGCTACAGAAGCGCCTATCTCTATCCACCCAACCACATCATTTCAGCTTGCCATCGGCAGCATCGACGAGGACCGGTGCGCTCGCCATACCACTCTGGGTTTACTTGGTAAGCAGTGTCTGTCGATGGCAATTTACTTCTTCCCTTTCGCATCCTTTGCCTGCCCGAACATAAGCAGGTTGGCGTAGCAGAAGATATCAAACAACTCATCTTCGTCTAGCGGCGTGCCGTGGCCTACGCGGAACTCCGTCACCTGCGTGAAGAAGTGGTTGGCCGAGCGGCCCTTGTAGACCTGCGTCTTCTCGAACGCCTCGTCCGTCATCAACATCATGTTGTTGCTGACGTATCCGCTACACGACACCGCGCGGCCCTCTTTGCCCATCGCAGTCATAGCGCCTGCTATCGGCGTCGCCCGCAGCTTCGAACGCTGCGCTTGCTGGAGCAGTATCTGCCCCGAGTCCTTGTCCTCGATCAGTGCACCCAGGAAGCCATTGCGCGCTCCGCAGCGTCGCGCCAGCTCCTCACCGCGTGCCATTACGCTCGGCAGCCAACCGATCAGCAGGTCGGCCTCGACCTGGCGCAAGTCCCAATCGAGCACGAAGCCCTGCGGCTTGGGGTGCATGCTCAGCGCGAACCATCCCGTGCCAGTGCCGTCGCGCTTCTTGCCGGTCTTGGTCGCAGTATCCATGATAGCCAGCACGCCGTCGCAGCGCGTAGGCATCGGTACCGGCTGCAGCTCCTCGCCTACTTGGCGAAGGATGTTTGCCCTATTGAAGAAGAATGCGCCCTCGCGGGCACGCGCCATCTGCTGGTACTGCGTCGCCCAGGCATGCTCGCCTGAGGTGATCTTGAGCTTGCTCGCTTCCTCTGGCCCGATGCGCTCGGGATGGAGTAGCTCGCCTTCCTTCGTGCGCGGGTCGGTGAACCACTTCGTGCTCACCGTCGTGCTGCGTACGTACTCCATCGGCAAGATCAGCTTGACGTACGGCAGTCCCAACTCTTCGATCACACCGCACAGGTCCTTCGGATGGAGCCGGTGCATCATGATCATCAGTGCATCGAGTTTCTGATCGTTGAGTCGGGATGTGGCCGACTCTCTGAACATTCGCGTCGTCCTCTCAAGCTCGGCGGGGCTCTCGACCATTTCGGTCGAGTGCGGATCGTCGATGATCAGCCTATTGCCTCGGCCTGCCGTTAGACGACTGAAAGGGACAGCCTTACGGCCTCCCTTCATAGTGTTCTCGAAGTCGCTTGCGTCGTGGCGGATGAGCTTCACACCAGGCCACAGCGCCTGGTACCACTGGCTCAGCACCAGGTCGCGGTGCTTGCGGCTATCTCGCTCAGCGTATCCGGCTTCGTACGAGGTGGTGAAGTACCGCAGCCAGGGTTTCTTCGTCCACTCCCAGGCCCCGAACATCACCGAGACCGTCGTCGATTTCATCAGCCCAGGGGGCATGTTGCACAGGAAGCGTTGAATCTCCTCGTCGTGGATGGCCTGGAGGTGCTCACCGATGGCGTCGACGTGCCAGTTGTGAAGATACGGCGTGCCAGGCTCGATGACGTGCCAGGCCTCTTTGACGAAGCCCGAAAAGGTGTAGCAGCGCTCGCGCACCGCAGCGGCGTTGTCGGTGATCTCCTGGAGCCGGTCCAGGCTCTCTTTCCGCTTAGCCTGCTCTAGCTCAATGCTTTGTCGCAGCTGCGAGAGCGCTTGCAGCTTGGCTTGTACGGGCAGCGAGTCTGGCGAGGTCATCATCGCTCATGTCCCCCAGATTGAGCGGCGACAGATCAGGATTGGATACAGGCTGGATCGGCTTGCCGTGGCCGCGCTCCAGGACCATCGCCGCTGCAGTCAGGCGCACGTTCGGCTGATTGCCGGGGTTACGCATGATCGCGAGTATCGTTGCCATCGCACCACGAGTGTGCTTTCGCGCCATATCGCGGAGGTCAAGCATCTTGCTGTCAGGCGGACGCGTCCCCTCAGGGTTGCCCGACCGGCCAGCCACCCAGCCACCCTTCCCGGTCGGGTTGCCGACTTGGCCCTTCTTTCTGTTATTCAGCGGCATCAGAACTACCTGCTCCAAATATCAAATTATTGATTCTACGTCCTTTTTCGCGAGCGTAATCACTCGCGCTGGCGTTTCGGCTTTCCTAACCAGCTCAAACATACCCGCGCTCCCCTCAACTTCTGAGGGTCGACCAAACATGTGAACTAAAACTTTGAGGCGGTCATACGTTGACCACCGAACGGGTCCTTCAAAACCAACAAACGGTCCCTCAAGAACCTTAACCGTAGCACCGACCTCGAAAAGCATCCGATCCGCCTGTTGCTCAATCACATAACCTTCCGAACTACACAGACTCATAAGCGGCAACAACGCTTCATCGCGAACCCTGGCTGGTATCTCACTAGCCGAATACATGAGTCCCTTGAGTCCGCTCCCGGGCAAGGCATTCAAATCCTGCCAGCCATATAAGAGAACATCGA